AATAAGGCCAAAAGCATAGAAGCCAAAGCCCGGAACGTACGAGTAATGTACGAAGTGATTGCGCTTGAGCTTCTTTTTATCATCGGGGTTCCAATTCCGGCGAATAGAAAGGACCGTCTCGGTCTCTTTATCTATGGTAATGACGTATGGGAGGGCTATTTCGAGGTCATTTTCAGCCTCATCACGGTAGTCATCGTCTTCAATGACCAAATCTACGTGCATTTCTAGTAGTTTATACCGGTCATCGGTCTCTGCACGGAAGCCAAGCTGCTCCGAAATCTTCTGCTCTACCTCATCCATCGAATTGACGGGTTCTGGCAGGTCTATGTCACGGTAAAAGCCCGATGCTTGTAGCTTTTTAAGCTCGTTCGGGGTCTTCCGCATTACGTGGGTGACGCGTTCAGCGACTTCCAAGCTGGACGCGCCATAAGGTACGACAACATCTTCTGCTGCGACGTACATAGCAACTTGACGACCGAGTGACGGGTCGTAGTACACCTTCTTGAACGCATTACCTGCAAGACCGAGGCCCCACAACATGCGCTCATGCTCAGGGCGATACTCGACCATCACGTCGGTCAACTGATAATTCATATCTTCTTGGACGCGTGCAGCAGCGTCCTTCTTCTCGTTAGTCTCTTTACCGATTATCTGCGTACGCACCGGCCCTTGGGCTGGGAATGTCTCGCTCATAGTCTCGGCTTGGAACTTAACTACAGCTTCGGACAGCAGTGGGTGGTGTACACCGCAGGCTCCGGGCCAAGGTTCTGTGCGATCCTCGACCTTCATACCCAGTAGCTCTAGGCCATCGACATAAGTCTGTATCCAGTCCTTGCGGCTGCTGATATCCTCGTCAAACTCACCAAGCAGGTCGCCAGCAAGCTCTGTCAGCGTGCCCTCGTCCATATCTTCGGCCAAGTTGTCGTTAAAGTCGCCCTCGTCCTCATCGGGGTCGATCTCGATCTCCATGTCGCCAGCGCGGACTGTTACTTCCTCTGGGTCTTCGATCTCAATTTCTATGTCCGGACCCTCGTCCATCTCCGTCATCATCGGAGACATGCCTAACGGGGCTTGGTTGAGCGACTTGTCGATATCCATTAATAGTATCCCTGATTGCGGTTAGACTTGAAATACTGGATTTCGTCCGGTTCGTCTAGCGTAGTAGTGATATAACCTCCGCGTCTGAACCGATGCATTGCCATAGACACAGTATCCACAAAGTCGTCGTGGGTACCTGCAGGAAATTCTGCAACTTCATCAATGACTTCCTCGGCCCAGCGCGTCGCTGGTGCCCACACTCTGCCAGACGCAAATATGTCGGCCACACCGTTGAGCCTGCTGATCTTGTCATTACCCCGCGTCGGAGTGAACTCCTGCACCGGTATGCCCATGGCTCGCATCTCGTAGATGAGCGGCGCACCTGACGCCTTTTTCTCGATGATGACGCCGTCTGGCTCCCACTCTTTATACTCCTCGATGGCCACACGCTTAAGCTCCGGGAACTCCATGCGGTCACGGAAGGCATTTAGCAGGATGATATTAGCCTGCGTCTCACCGTTGTCATCCGGGTGGTAGAACACACCCCAAGTTGTACACGCCGAATAGTCGGCACGTTGCGTTTTCTCGAAGGCCGTGTCCCATGACTGCAAGACAAAGTCGCATTTCGGTGGGTCGTCACTCTCCCACTCCCGCCACCACTCTCTCTTAACAATAGCAGCCGACTCGGAGATCGGGTTCTGCTGGTACTGCGCCATCCACTTACTGTTAGGGACGTCGCGCTTAACTTTCTCAAGCTCTGCAAGTTCCCAGAACTCAGGCCACAGTGGCTTGTCGCTAGGTAAAATTGCTGGAAATTCAATGACTTCCCACTCACCAACGCTCTCGTTGGCCACCGCATCCTTGAGTATCTGTCCTGTCAGGTCTCTTTTAGACCAACGTGTCATCACGATCACGATGGACCCACCCGGCTGGAGACGCTGACGAGGCCCGGACGTATACCACTCGTACGTCTTATCGTAGATATCTGGGTTAACTTCTGCGATAGCCGCTTCCTGCTCGGAGTGCGGATCGTCAATGATGAGCACGTCAGCACCCTTACCAGTCACAGCACCGCCAATACCAATAGCGAAATAGTCGCCACCTTTAGATGTGTTCCACCTACCGGCTGCTTTGCTGTCTGATGCAAGGCTCAAGTCTGGAAAGATATTGTGATACACGTCCGTGTCCACAAGGTTACGAACCTTACGACCAAAGCCTACCGCAAGCTCTGCTGTGTGCGAGCACTGGATAATCTTCTTATGGGGGTACTTGCCGAGGAACCACGCAGGGAGCAGGTAAGAGGCGAATTCCGACTTAGTGTGTCGCGGTGGCATATTAATAATGAGCCGTTTGCACTCGCCACGAGCAACGCGTTCGAAGGCATCTGCCATTTTTGCATGGTGTCTCCCCGCAATAAACGACGGCCATACGGCCTCTACAAACTTAATAAACCGATCTTGACTCAGCTTGCGACTCTTAAGCTCCTGTAGCTTCTCAAGCTCAGCAAGTAGTATCTCCTGCTCGTGTACCGGCAGCTTATGTAATATCTTGGGGATGTCGGAGAGACTGATGCTCACTCCTCATCCTCCTCTTCTTGTACAGGTTCCTGTACATCTTCTTCCTCGACGTCAGTGAACTCACCCTCAATTATAGCAACGCCAAGCTCCTCGTCGAGGTCCATACCCAGCGGGATGATGTCAATGATGTCAGCATTAAGCAGGCGCTTGACCCGCTCCTTGATCTGCCTCTCAAGTGCGTCGGGGCTGTTATAGTTGATGTTAATCTCGCTACGCTCGGTGAACAACCCGATATCCGAGTGCTTTCCTAGTAGCTCAATAGCCTTAAGCTCATGCTTGATCTCGCCGCAGTCTGCTATCTCTAGCAGCTTATTGGTAAGGGCGACACGCACTTGGGCAGCATCGACAGCCAGACTCTTGCCGTACTCCTGCAAAAACCCACGAGCAGCCGTTGCCGCCATGGGTGTACGTAATGCTGATGCTTTCTTGTCTTTAATAGCGTCTTTGATGAGCTTCTTCTCGCGCTCAAAGTCCGCTTCGTCTACCTCTAGGGGTGCACCTAACTGCTCAAGCAGTTCTGCCGTCATCGACGTAATAGCAACCTCGTCCATAAAGGTGGCGGGTTTATCCTCATCCGTAGAGTACGGGATTGGGTGGTCGGTACTAGGTTCGACTTTTATAACGGGCATGTGGCGCAGCGTCCGGTTTGAGGGAGCAGGCGCGTATATAAGCGCATAGTACGCTAGGTGTAAAGGGAAAAGGGGGTGGTGCAAACTGAGGGGCAGCACCACCCCGGCTTCGAGGGGTGAAGCCACGAACAAAATAGTACCATATCTCTAAACAGTGTCAAGGTACCATTGACGGGGGGTTACCCGAAATGCCGGGTTTGGGGTGTATAGCAGGGAAAATATAGGGGGTACCCCCTTACAACTACGTTGTTACCCAGAGAAGAATACTTTTGTTAGTTCTGTGATGCTTTAGAAACCCCCAAAACCACCTAACCCCCTACCTGATGACAGGTTTTTTTAAAAACGCGTGATCTTTTGAGCATAATAGTAAGTACAGCGCGCTGGCGGAATCATATCTCCCACAGCGGGGGTCGGGGTGTAGTGGGGTTAGCCGTGGTGCATACCACGCATCCCCACCCTATGTTATTGAAATGCCTAGTGTTTTTCCATGTGACACAATTAGACATTGTTCATTTTATCAATCGAGCCCATAACAAAGGGGTCAAGGCAATACCGCTCTTGGCAATTCGTATTGGAGTATATGTTATGACTAAAGTTAAATCAGTAATCGCCGCGACTGTTGTTCCTGCTGTTGCATCAATCGAGATATGCAATGTGTTTGACCATTCCGCTATCATCAAAGAGCTAGCGGATGCCGAAAGCGCACAAGAACGGATGCTTATCCTGTCCAAACGCACATTAGGCGAGGTCGCCGCTGTCGGTGGTCGCGTTAGTGGTATAGGTGAAAGCGTAAACGAAACGCTTAACCTAAAGATTGTTGAACGCCACGGCGCAGATTGGGTCAAGGTCTACAACACCACAACAGCCACGTTATCGGATGCCGATAAGACGCGAAAGAAAGCAATCCATGCTTCACTGGAAAGCATCCGCGAAACAATCCAAGCCAACAGCGGCGGCAATAAAGACAAGGCCCGCGATATCCTACGCAAGGTCAAGGATTGGGGATTGGGTAAGCATAAGAACAAGGCATCCAATCCGAAAGGCAACGCCAAGAAAGACCTTGGTTCATGGGCGATGTCTTGGGACAACTTCCCAATGTCCTATCGTCGTATCATGAACGACAACATGGAAACGCTTACACCTGCTAGGCAAGAGGCAATGATGGTAGTTGCGGATGCAATGGGCGCTTATTTCAAGGTCTGCGGCATGACACCTCAATCGGTGTTGGATTGCACAGGCGAAAGCGCTTGGCAGGGATAACCACTAACGGGAGAGCCGCAAGGCTCTCCCAATCTTTTGGAAGGAAAGAAAATGAATAACGTATCAATCGGTTTCGTCGTTTGTATGCTAAGCATGTTCGTCTTTTGCATGGCGTTAGTCTTCGGCCCTGCCGTTATGGAAGGCCACGAGGTGCTGGCCATATTGCTGTTGTCAATGTTCGGCATTGGAATAGGCGGCACAAACATTTAATTCGCTCCACCCTGTCAGCTTCGGCTGGCAGGGTTTTTTTGTGTCCGCAATCCGCGCCCCCATGACAGTTCCTTGGTGGGGCGACTGACTAGGCTTCCCCATGACAGTTCCTGAATGTGGCCACTACGCATACCACGCTATGACGTTACCCAGCCGTGGTATATACCACGCTCCCCCATGACAGTTCCGGGACGAGGGCACTGCTGCTACTACGATACCTAATGTTAGTAAAATGGGGTAATGTTAGTTGTATTGTTAGTAATTAACGTAGGGTTTCTGCGCTTTGTGCAAAGTTAGTAAAATATAATTGTGAAAACCCCCAGCCGGAGTTCGCAAGCGCCTCCTCGCCGATGCAGACCCCCAAAGTCCTAGCCCCCTTTATACTCTTTTACTTACTAACTTTTGAACATTACATATATAACCCCCTAAAAAACCCCCAAGACCCGCAGGAATCTGCCGTTTCATATTGTTAGTAAAAACTGCTCACAATACAACATTGTCTACTAACAAAGCCCTTTTTACTCACAATGTAGGATTTCTGCGGGTTACAGCTACTAACATCCCCATCGCAGCCCCCATTCGACCCCGTTTTGCCCAAAATCTATTGTAATAGACAGTGTATAGTGCTATTCTAAAAAGAAAAAGAAAGTTTTTGGCGCAAAGCGCCATAACCGAAGCGCAGCACCTTTGAGCAACCAAGCGTGGTATATACCACGCCTAACTAGTGGAGACTAGCAATCATGAATGAGTTCTACCTATACGTTCGTAGCTTCTACGGCACATATGGCCTCTACCCGATGGGCGTTAGCTTAGCCGACATCGCCAAGGCCACAGACATCTACCTATCACGTAGCAAGACAAGGTTCGCTGGCGATAGCTTCGACCGCGAGGAGGTGCGTGACATCCTTATCAGTTCATTCGGCTATAAGTGGCCAAGCGTGGTGCATACCACGGATGAAGTAGCAGAGCTTAATTTCGAGGAGCAATATTGATGAAGAAGCAAGAGCTAGCGCCGACCCTGCAAGAATGGTTGGACTATATGAACAAGCACTATCGTTGGCATAACGATGTGGGGTTCGAGATTACACCTAGGCGCATCGAGTTAGTCCTGCGCACGAGCAAGCTCATAGTAGAGAAGGAGCAAGACCAATGACCCAAGTAATATGTAAGTGCGGCAACCTGTTCCCCGCTGCCCGTTCGCGGTTGGGATACACGACATGCCTTCCGTGCGGTGACAAGCTAGCCCATGCGGTGACCTTCTGCACAGTGCCAATGAACAAAAGCAATTACATGCTCATCACAAACGCAGCCGAGCTAAAGATGCTTAACCCTAAGAGAGTAGGAGAATAGACATGGGCTATCGTTCAGATGTGAGCATTATATTTTATGCGCGGGGTAGCAGCAATGACGCCAGCGCCAACGCAACCTTGAAGTTCTGGTTCGACGAGACCTACCCCGTCAAGGAAGCCACGGATGAGTGGTGCGCGATTGTCCGCCAGAAGGACAACGCTATCATCGTCGATTACGACCAAGTCAAATGGTATGAGAGCTACGGGCATGTGATGGCTGTTGAGGCAGCTATACGCAAGTTCGACGATACCTTCCGATGTGGCGACGAGGAAGGCCAGTATGCACACGAGTTCTTACGTGTCGGTGAGGATGATACCGATATCGAAGTAGAGCGAAGCGACTGGAACGACCACCTTCTATATGTGAGCCGATCAATTCGCGTAGACTTAGCGGGGATAGACTAATGGTAAAGGCCACCATCATCAAGCGCAGCTACGAGCCATTTAGCTTTAAGCCGTTGCCCGATCAACGCGAGACCATCGAAGCAGCGGACATGGACAACCTTTATGCGTTGTTCTTCCGCGAATACGCGAACCGCTACAAATACTGTAACCACACCAACTATGTGCTGGCCGACCCCAGTATGGATGAGGGCTATTGGGTTTGGTTCAGTGACATACGCAACTATGCCGATAACGGGGGAGATATGTGGTGAAGATAACACCTGACGAGTGGCGTGAGTTTTTCAAGCTGCGTGATGAGCTTGAAGCAGACGAGGACCGCGCACTTGTGCGTAGGCTCATCAAATACATTGAGTATCTCGAACAGAAGCTGCGCGCAGTGCGGCAGCAAGTATCAGAGAAGGAGTAAGGATATGGACGAGAAGTTAGATGCAGAGTGCATCGCAATGATACGCAAGGCAGAGCAGTTACGCAGGGAGTTGCGTAGCATGGAGCAGGAACTGTCACGTGCGTGTGCGGCCTACGGCAAGCGCAGGGGAATGTCCCTGTTCCGTGAGTGGCATGTGAACAACCAGCATGAGCTAGAGACACGGCTCGAACAAGCAGCACAACGTAATGATTGGGAGAAAGCAAATGGCTAAAGACCGCACATACCTGCGTATGCTTAGCAACACCGAGTTGCTGGCATTGGTCAAAGAGATAACACCAACCGAGCTTGAGCTTGTGTTGGCTGAACGGCTCAAGAAAAAGATTGATGAGGAGCCGTGGCAGGAGTGACCACCGCGATGGGGAGAAGCTATTGCAATACCCATCTTTTCGTGCTACAATTAAAAGAAAAAGTCAGGGAAACTGGCTACAAGTATCAACCTGTATCAACCAAGCGTGGTATATACCACGGATAGCTAAGGAGTTAGATTATGAGTGCATTGGAATTTGGTTCGAGCCTATCGTTCGACGAGACTGTTAACCTTATCGCGTTATGCCCAGAGATTCGGGTGCATGTCGAAGGGGAACCCGGCATCGGGAAGTCTTCCATGTTGCCCGCTATAGCTAAGAAAGCTGGCATCGACCAGTGGCTTTACATCGACGCGACCCAGTATTCGACGGGCGATGGCGCTATGCCAGCAGTCAATCACGACACCAAGACATCCAGCTTCTACATCAACGAGCGTTACGGCTTCCACAACGGCAAGCCTGTGGTCATTGGGGTGGACGAGCTAAGCAAGGCTCCGCAGTCAGTGCAAAACGAGTTGCATACCTTGTTCGAGGAGAAGCCCCGCTTCTATGGTTACGACCTACCAGAAGGTAGCATCATCACCTCATCAGGCAACTTGGGCAGTGATGGCGTGGGCGACAAGACCAAAGACCACACGATCAACCGACAGACCCGTGTCCGTCAGCGCAAACCAACCGCGCAAGAGTGGATTCACAACTACGCTGTGGATAATGGCGTAGATGGAGCGGTGATTGCGTGGTGCGATAAGAACCCGCAAGCGTTCGCAAGCTATCTGGACGAGGGGCAAGAGGACAACCACCTCATATTCAACCCGCGCCGTGCGGGTAGGCCGTTCTTCTCTCCGCGCTCCGCTGTCAAAGCTAGCCACATCGTCAAGCGTAGGCGCGAGCTGGGTGAAAACGCTATGGTTGCTGCGCTAGCAGGAACGATTGGTCAGCAGGCAGCGCATGACATTGGCGCATATATCGCGTTCCAGAATGACATCCCAGCGTGGAAAGAGATTATCGACAACCCCAAGTCAGCGCGTGTCCCTGACAGCGCAGGTGCATCGTCGGTGCTTATCTTTGGTGCAGTGCAGCGGATAGATGCTGAGAACATTGATGCGTTCATGAAGTATCTCGACCGCTTCGATACCAACTGGCAAGCTACCTTCTGCCTGACCCTAGCCAAGTCCGCCAAGCAGAAGGTGGGCTTCCGCAACCAGAGCTACACCAAGTGGCTCGCAGACAATCAAGACCTACTTTAATAGGGGCAGACCAATGAACATGATAACAAGCATCGACAGCGCGGAGCGTAAGCTCAAGCGGGTTAAGATAAACCTTATGCGCGATGACCGCTTCGCATTCTGGCGCGGCATCATGATGGTGGGCAAGACAGAGGTAGTCGATAACTGCCCTACCGCATACACCGATGGCTACAACGAGGGGTATGGCCGAGCCTTCATCGAGTCGCAGAACGAGAAGCAACTAGCGTTCGGCGTGTTGCACGAGAACCTGCACAAGATAGGCCGTGACTTGTCGCTGTGGGGTAAGCTGTTCAAGGATGACGCGCAGCTTGCCAACATGGCATGTGACTATCGGCATAACCTGTTGCTTATGGACATGGACCCTATCGGGCTGACGCTAGAGATGCCGACTAACCCTGATGGCTCACGCATGGGGCTGTTGGACGAGCGGTTCAGAGACATGGATGTGCCAACTATCTTCCGTATACTCAAGCAGGAGAAGAAGGATGGCACTGGGGCATTCGGTCCCAATGGCGATGGCACTAAAGCGCAGGGTAACTTTGATGAGCATGACTGGGAAGCGTCCGACAAGCGCACCGATGAGCAGAAGGAGACCCAAGCCAAAGAGGTAGACCAAGCTATGCGTCAAGGTGAGATGGAGCATCGCAAGGTCAACGGCGGCAAAGCTGGTGGCATGGAGCGGTTCCTGTCTGGCCTACTCAAGCCCAAGGTCAACTGGAAGGATGCGCTTGCTGACTTCTGGCGTTCCAACTGTTCTGGGCGGGATGACAACACGTGGCGCACACCCAACCGCAGGTTTGTCGGCATGGATATTCTGCTACCCTCAACCTTCTCGCAACGGGTGGGGCGTGGTGTAATCGGTGCGGACATGTCTGGTTCTGTGGGTAAGCGCGAGATGGCCGTAATGGTGAGCGAGATAGTCTACCTAGCTACGCAGGTGCAGCCAGAGCAGATCGACCTACTCTATTGGGATAGCGCGGTGGCTAGGCATGAGACCTATGACGAGACCAACATGGATACGATGGCAACATCGACCAAGCCGATGGGTGGTGGCGGCACGAACCCCGCATGTGTGAAGCAATACATAGCCGAGCATAAGCTGGAGCCAGAGTTCGTCATCATGCTGACCGATGGCTATGTGTCAAGCTGGCCTGACTTTGACTGTCCTGTGCTGTGGGTAATCACAACGAAGGGCATCACTGCACCTACTGGCGTATCAATTTATCTGGAGGATAATGGCAATGACTAAGGTTGTTATGAGCTTAGGCTACAACGAGTATGTGTTGGACTTGGCAGATGCGGTTACTGTCATGGGCATAATGGCCGAGGCAGAGCGGTATAAAGAAAAGTGGCACACTGGGCATGGTAGCGCATACCATGTGTGGACCGACGATGGGAGCAATCCCGTTACGTGCCTAAAACCCATAAACGAGAACCTGTATCGCACCGCCAAACTGGCGGGTGAACCTAAGGACGATTAACCAAGCGTGGTACGTACCACGGATAACCAAGGAGCAAAGAGTATGAGTATTTCATCATCATCTATTCTAGTAGAGCTTAACATATCGGTGTGGACCGCGAACAAGCTGGACAAGCGAGTGACCGACTCCGTGCTTACATCTAACGGGGCGACGAGTTCAGACGCTGGCCAATTCCGTAAGAACCTGATGGCTGGGTCTACGCTGCGTAAGGACATCGCAGACTTTGCGGCAAGCTGCCGCCTGTGGCACAACAACATGACGCTGCCGTGGGCTGATCGAGGTCCGAGGCTTCTACCTACTAGCTTATTCCTAGACTACAAGACTGAAGCTAATAAACGAAGTGCGCAGTTCGCCCATATGGTAGCTCACTTTGAGCGTGAGTATCCGCAGCTATGTGCTGATGCACCGCAGCATCTAGGTTCGATGTATAACCCTGATGACTACCCAAGCGTTGAGGCGATGCGTGAGAAGTTCGGCTTCAAGATGGTGTTCACCCCGTTGCCAGAGGCAGGTGACTTCCGCTTAGATGTAGCGAACGAGGAGCTAGCTGACCTGCGTAAGCAATACGACACTAACCTCAACACCAGACTGACTGAAGCAATGCAGTCGCAGTGGGACAAGCTACACGACATGCTCTCACGCATGAGTGACAAGCTGATCGAACCAGAGGACGAGGACAAGCGCCGTTGGCATGACACGTTCATCACCAATGCGCATGACATGTGCCGTATGCTTGGACATCTTAACGTAGCCAAAGACCCCAAGCTGGAGGAGGCACGGCGCAAGCTTGAGCAAGCTATCGCTGGCGTGGACATCGACACCATCAAGGATGATGTCTTCGTGCGTGAGAACGTCAAGACCAAGCTCGACACTATCCTCAAGGACTATGAGTGGTGAAACATACGATAGATAAGGTGAAGCTGGCGTGGGTGGAGAAGGATGGCCAGAAGATGTTCAAGGTCAACTACACCCGCCCATACGGCGCAACGTGGATGCTACACATACATGCACGTGACGAGCTAGAAGCATACACAAAAGCATCTGAGAAGCTAGGAGCAAGCTAATGACTATTGATTATAACAAGTTCAAATATGTCAAAATAGGACACTACACCAACCTGATGGCGCAGATAAGCAAGGAGCGCACCGAGACTGGGCCTGCAAATCTATGTCCCTTCATGGAGCCGCTTATATCCAAGCTGGCGCTGACGCACCCCGAATGGACTATCGTCGGGTACGAACCCAGATGGCATATGAACGAGGGGTTCTACCAGTTGGAGCGGTTCACTATATACGCAGGTCATGAGGTAGTAGGTCGCGTTGTCCGCGATGGCTGGCGAGGAGATGACTACAAGTATGAAATCTTCAATGACCGAGTGCGACAAGCACGTGAGCGCAGTGGTGGTATGCGCACCAAGGACATGAAGAAGGCTCTCAAGGCTATCGACGGGTTCTTCGCTCCTACTACTAACGAAGAGCGTAGGTCCAAGGCGATCAACGATATGGGCGGTCACATCACTAGCGCAATATGGAAGACGCAACGGGAGTTGAACGATGTCTTCTCCGGGGTTATCCCTGCTATGGCTAACTACATAGCCAGTAACTTAGAAGAGCTCCGCCCTGTACTCGTGTCTTATGGCATGGGTGAGCCTAAGCTAGATAAACTCGTTGCAAAACTAGAACCCTTTAATTCCATGGCCCAGATCAACACTGCACGTAACGACAAGACGGGCACAACAGTGGTGCTGGTGGAAGACCGCTATATGCTGATACACGACAGCGACCAGACTAACCCCGTGGTTGTTACATCTCAACAGCTAGACCCTGTCATGGCTGGGAAGATTGGTATCCTCAAGGTTTTCGACAATACTGAAGAGGCACTTGCGGGTGTAGGTATGCGCCTGAACTCCTATACCTTCTACGTACTTCCATAGGAGTAGGATGATGCAGGAAGAACAAATTATTAAGCGCAAACGTGGGCAGCGTGGGCTGGGCAAAGAACCAGCTATGGTTAAGATATCCCTAAGGATACCCGTCGAGACACTTGAGTTCTACAAAGGTAGGGGTGCGAGTAACGCCATGCGCGAAGCTTTAATAGAGGGTACGAAAAAACACAGTTGACAATGTTAATACAACGATTAAAGTTTGAACAAAACAAGGAGCAAAATAATGAATCATGATCTTATCAACGTCACAGTTATACCCGCAAGGGAGGGCTACAAGCTGCTTTGGCGCAGTATGGTGGAAGATGACACCGCCGCTGATGAATTAGCACCGGCATGGTTTTCGGACATCATGGGCTGGCGTATAGAGACTTTCCAACGGCAAAACGGAGAGACTTATTCTTTCGTTAACGCAGTGACCTTAGACGGATGTATAGAAGCAGAACATGCAATCATTCGTCCTGATGGTATAGTAGAAGTACCAGAGGACACTACCCTTCCTGATATCACAGCATACGTAGCCTACGTGAAGGAACGCGATAAGGAACGCGCAGCTTGGAAGGAAAAAGTAGCAGCCGTTAAGGAAGCAGCAGCAGCCTTGAAGGAGGCGGCTGATGGCAAAGACACCTGAGAAGGTTGTCAAGGATAAGGTGGTGGCTGTCCTCAAGATGGAGGAGGTCTATTACTTTTTCCCTGCAACCCATGGCTACGGGCGCAGCGGCGTCCCTGATATCATAGCATGTGTAAACGGACACTTCCTTGGCGTTGAGTGCAAGGCAAACGGTGGCAAGCCCACTGCTTTGCAGATGCGCGAGATCGAACGCATCCATGCGAGTGGTGGCGCAGCTATCATCGTAGACGAGACCAACTGGCATAGAGTGATCGACGTAGTGCGTGAGCTTAAGGATACTGTCATAGTTGATAAGGAGTGGGGCTGATGCAACCGCGCAATTATTTTACTGACGCAGCGGATTGGTTTCTAAAGCGCAACCCTGATCCACAGATTTTATCTGGCGCGGAATACAGCGCTGTAAAAGAGAGGGTCGAGCATTGGGTCAAGAACGGTATATGTTTCACATTACCAACGTCAGGGAGGATTCTGTCCGACGAGGATTTGAAAAAAGTTGACCTTATGGACGAGGGATTGTTACGCCTACCTTACCCTGTGTGCATCTTGGAGTACACCTCAAGCGATAGTGCTGGGCGACTTAAATTGGTAATCGTGGTTGAGATGGTGGGGGACACCATCTTTATAGATATGATGACCGCTGCATCTGGCGGTGTTTGGACACCTCCTGCCATGACAGCAGAGTCAACTATTGGGGATAGACAATACACAGTAAGAACCCGTATGCCGGAGTATATACATAATAAAGAAGCCGATTGGGCGAAGGGGCGCGTGTTTAAAGATGATGCTAAAATAATGCTTCAATCACTGGCCCTTAGTCCGGTCTACGAGTTTGTTCACGCTATTAACTTCTTCCATACTACTTTTGATGACATCCCCCCGCCAGAAAGACTTAACCGTAAACGCCTCAAGCGTGGTGAAGTCCCCCTGTTTACCTATAAGGTGTTAACCGTAGGCAAGAAGAAGCGGAAGTCTCAACATTTGGGTGGTACACATGCGTCACCGCGAAGCCACCTGCGCCGTGGGTACTACCGCACAAGCCAGAAGGGTATCCGTCACTGGGTGCAGCCGTGCATGGTCAGGGGTGAGACGGATGGGTTTGTCCATAAGGACTACAGGGTAGAGGCAATAGAAGCATGAACGACATTGAAAGCAAACTGCGGAAAGTAGCATACTGTAACATGACACCGGAGTATGTAGGTGGTTCCTACCGTGCGGATTTTAGTCTCGCGCTCAAAGCTGCGCGTCTGATTAAACGCCAACGTAAAGAAATACAGGGGTTGCTAGATGAATTGGCATACCATGGGATATACCCGAAATGAGAAATGGGTGGCCGAAAACCGCAGCTTTTGGGCATTTTAACGAAATGGCCTTATGTAAAGGGTGCGACAGGGACGCTACACAGACCCGCATAACTTACTATGTCTTGGACGCTCTTAACGGTGGTCCATACCGGTGCGACGAGTGCCGCACTAAGCAAACACTGGAACAAACATGCAAATCCTAACCATCGACTTCGAGACCTACTATGACCGGAGCTACTCGCTGTCCAAGGTGACAACGGAAGAGTATGTCCGGGACTCTCAGTTTGAGACTATTGGCGTAGCTGTAAGGGTGGACGAGGAAGACACACGGTTCTTCTCCGGAACCAAAGAGCAAACCAAAGAGTGGCTGGACCAGTGGGACTGGGACAACAGTGTAGCTGTGGCGCACAATGCTATGTTCGACATGGCTATCCTTAATTGGCACTTCGACATCCGGCCCAAGCGTATTGCTGACACGCTCTCTATGCTTAGGGCTATCGACGGACCTGATGCTGGTAACAGCCTAGCCAAAGCTGCCGAGCGGTATGGTCTGGGCGTCAAAGGCGACGAGGTTATCAACGCACTGGGTAAAAAGCGGCAGGACTTTACGCCAGAAGATATGTACAACTACGGCAAGTACTGCATGAACGATGTGAAGCTTACCTATGAGCTTTTCAAACGGATCGCGGTTGGCTTTCCTGCTATTGAGCTACGTCTAATAGACCTGACGATCCGTATGTTCACCGAGCCAGTGCTTGAGTTGGACAAGTGGACCCTAACGTCTCACTTGGTCAAGGTGCAGAACCTAAAGACCCAACTGCTGAACAAGGCGGTCATCACCAAAGAAAACCTGATGTCTAACCCCAAGCTGGCTGAGACGCTGACTAGCTTAGGTGTAACGCCACCGATGAAGATTAGCCCTACTACGGGCAAAGAGACCTTTGCGTTCGCCAAGAACGATGAGGAGTTCAAGGCACTGCTGGAGCATGACAGCCCGATTGTGCAAGCCATTGTGGCTGCGCGGCTAGGCGTTAAGTCTACGTTGGAGGAGACACGGACGGAGCGTTTCCTTACCATTGCAGAGCGAGGCACGTTGCCTGTGCCCCTACGCTACTACGCTGCACATACTGGGCGATGGGGAGGGGATGATAAGGTCAACCTTCAGAACCTACCGCGCAAGTCATCATTGAAGAAGGCTATGCTTGCACCAGAGGGCTATACCTTCATCGACTGTGACTCTTCGCAGATCGAAGCGCGGACCTTGGCATGGCTGGCAGAGCAGGATGACCTTGTAGCTGCGTTCGATAGGGGCGAGGATGTCTACAAGATTATGGCCTCTCGTATCTACGGTGTACCAGAGGAAGAGGTAACAGACGATCAGCGGTTCGTGGGTAAGACCACTATCCTTGGTTGTGGCTACGGCATGGGTGCTGCCAAGTTCAAGGCACAACTTAAGACCTTCAATGTCGAGATGGAGTTGGAAGAGTGTGAGCGTATTATCCACATCTACCGTGCTACCTACCCCAAGATACCTCAACTATGGCAACAGGCTGGCCGCGCTTTGAAAGCTATGATGCGGAATGCAACGGCCCCGCTTGGCTTTGGTGAAGTTCTCACGGTGTGCGGTGCTGCCGGTATCAAGCTACCCAATAGCCTATCTATTAAGTACCCCAACCTGCGCCGCCGGAAGAACAAGGAGACAGGGGACTTCGAGCTAGTCTACGACACCAAGAAGGGTCGTGCAGTTATACCTACGCGCATATACGGTGGTAAGGTTGTCGAGAATATCTGTCAGGCTTTGGCTCGTATCATCATAGGTGAGCAGATGCTGATGGTCGCACGGAGCTATCGTGTAGTGATGACCGTGCATGACGCTGTGGGGGTGATTGCCCCTACTGAGAAAGCGGAAGAGGCGCGGCAATTTGTCGAAGCCTGTATGCGTATACGCCCCAAGTGGGCAACGGCACTGCCGTTAAACTGTGAGAGCAAGATGGGAGCAAGCTATGGCGGGTGAGTATGCAGTAAAAATAAGCATTCGTAACGGGTTGATCCTGCGGCGGATGAAGGAGCTTGGTATCAATAGTCAGGTGGAGCTAGCGAAGTTGTCAGGGTTAAGCGTTCACACAGTGAATATACTTGTCGGTATGAAGAAGCCCCCTATGGATGGCAAAAGTGGGGAATGGACCGACTCCGCTTTTGCCATGTCGTCTGCGCTACAGACAGAACCGGAAGACTTATGGACTGAAACGCAACGGGGTATGGCGCTCGGGCGCAACTCACGCGAGATCAATATGGACGAGGAACAAGTTAAACAACTCGCCACCGATGGTGGGGTTGAGCGGTTAGTGTTGCAGAACGAGCGAACCAAGGCCCTAACCCAAACCCTTAACACCCTTTCACCTCGTGAAGAATATGTAATTCGACGTAGGTTTTTTGACGATGACGACCTTGGTGCTGTAGCAGAGGGTATAGGGGCTTCCCCTGAGCGCGTGCGCCAGATTGAGACAAAAGCTTTACGTAAATTGAGCCACCCCGCGAGAGGGTTGAAAAAGTATATTGATGTCACACCCCGCGACAATCAAAAGAGACCAGTAGAAGGAGACGGTGTACCATGGAGACCGAACCGCATGGCGTGGGACCGCATGACGTAGTGAAACTACTACTTGCACGGATGGAAAGCCACCCCGAAGAGTTTAGGTTAAAACAAGGCCGGAACCATAGCCGATGGTTTGACCACATAAATGCCGTAAATTCCTACGGGAACGAGGTTGACAAGGCTGCGCTTAACGCAAAGCTGCGCGATCTCCGGCTAAGCGAAATCCATGAGCAGGTTATGGACGAGCTTTGCAACGGCCCCGAACGCCGCCGCATGGAAGTAGAAGAGCACGAGTATGAGCGGCATCTTGCACAGGCAGTGCGACATGGGCAGCAGATAACAACGAAGCAGATGGCGCAGCAGGTGCAGCAAAACTTAGATACCGCCTTTGCGAACGCATTTAGTAAGTAAGGAAGGAGAATAGAAATGGATTGGTTACTGACTTTTATTTTTATCGGACTGTTCGTTCTTGGATATCTGGTGGCGTTGATACGCACCTTTGCATCCACCGAAGGCATCAAGCGTGAGAACGAGCGGCTCAATGCTGAACTGCACAAGCTTACGGACCGCGACAGCCGTGGCAGGTTCAAAGGTGGTAAGTAGTGCCTAAAAAAGTATGGACGCCTGAGAAGGACGCGAAGCTGCTGGGCCTATTCAACTATGGCCTAAGGCCAGCGTACATAGCAGAACAAATGGGGCTAACGATTGCTTCCGTGGAATGCCGATACAGAAAACTAAAGAAGGAACAAGCAAATGCTCAAAAAATGGCTACGGAATAAGCTGGATGGCCCTGTCTATCTGGACTGCTACACAAGCAACGCTAACGCATATAAAGCGGCGCGTATAAGTAGCGCTATCCACCACCTGCCTTTGTGGTGGAAGCGGTTGCTACCTACCGTGGATCGTTCTGTAATGGACAGTCTCCCTAGCTTTAAGCGTCCCGGGACCACCATGCGCCATTGTGTTGGCCTTACGGACATGTTCAAGAAGAGTTTCTGTATTCCACTCTGGAGCGATCTTGTAGTCCACGTAGAGCCAGCGATGCAGGATGGTTACGCGTGGAAGTTTGCTGATGGTAACAGTAAGTTGACCGAACACGCTGCGTTCCAGAGGGGAGACTTCATGCCACCGGAACATTTCCAGCACCTCAAGCTCGACAGTCCGTGGTATCTACACTGCGACGAGGACATCAACTTTCTGTTCTTTGATCCATTCTGGCCATCTTACGAGGGTGAAGAGGTAGCCATTATCCCCCCCGGAATACTAAACTTTCAACACCAAACGGCTACAAACGTAAATATGTTTATCCGCAAGCTACCGGATGAAGCGCGGGATGTAACGCTTAAGTTTAACACCCCCTTGGCGTTTATTACGCCGCTAACGGAACGTAAAGTTGTCCTCCGGCACCACCTAGTTTCTGCGGAACATATATTGATGCACGTGGCTCGGCCCCATGGCGCGTTTAACGACTCGTACGTGAAAAGTAAAAAGGCCCAGATTGAAACAGCAAAACAAGCCCAACAGGAGCAGACAAATGACTGAAGAAAAGAAACCAAGCCTTATGATTGCCACCCCCATGTACGGGGGCATGTGCACAGGTAACTACGTACAGGGCTTGCTCTTCACGATGGCCAAGATGCGTGAAGTGGGGGTAAACATATCATGGTGCCAAATCACCAACGAAAGCCTCATCACCCGCGCACGTAATGAACTGGCACGGATATTCCTTGCGAGTGGCCATGACTACCTCATGTTCATTGACGCTGACATTGGCTTCGACGGGGAGGCTATCGCGCACCTGATGCTGGCCGACAAGGATATCGCATGCGGTATCTACCCAAAGAAGGAAGTGAACTGGGATAGCGTTAACCGCGCTGCCCTTGAAGGTAAGACAGACCTTGCGAACTATGCAGGAGCCTTTGTGTTTAACATGATAGGCACAGGGAATGCAGAGTCCGACGAGACAGGCTGCATCGAAGTGCGGCATGGCGGCACAGGCTTCATGCTTATCAAGCGGGGTGTGTTC